ACTGCGGCCTGCTCATCGGAAACATCAAATAGCAACCTTCCTCCTTAGTGACCCGGCCGCCTGTATGGGGCCGGGTAAATACAACGGGATGATCCGAGAATGCGAGACTGGCTACAGCATAACCTCAACCCCCTGCACGTGTACTGCAGACTCATGGATCTGCACGTCGGCCAGCAGCGCGCTTGGCTCATCGCCTCGAGGTGGGAACGGCTGTATGAGTGGATCTTCCCCGGGAGGCAGCCATGATGCAGTTTTCCGGCCTGGAGACGACGACCATCTCCATCATCGGCTCCATCATCACTGGCGCTGTCGTGCGGGTCTGGATGGGGAGGGGATTTGTCAGCAAGGAGGCGTGCTTGTCGACCAGGGAATCAGTCAGGGAAGTGACTACGAGTGATCAATGCCGTTTAGCCGACCGGATCGGGACGCTGGAAACGAATCTGGCCAGCCTGTCCGAGAAAACCGCCAGGGACCAAGCCCAGCAATACAGGATGCTTCGTGCGCTGGTCGTATACTCAAACATTCCGCAGGCGCAACAGGCCGAGATTTTGAACGACAAGGGGGCGTGATGGCCGAATTTCTACCCGCATTTGAAAAGATGATCATTGCCGAGGGCGGCTACCGGCTGACCGAGGTCAAGCTGGATCACGGCGGCAGGACCTTTGCCGGAATCTCGTCGCGGTATCACGCGGACTGGCCCGGATGGGAGTACGTCAAAGCCGGGAATTTTGCCGATCCGGTCCTGACCGCCCTGGTGCGGGAGTTTTACGCGGATGAGTTCTGGGAGCCCGTGCATGGCGAGGAGCTGATCGAACAGCCGGTCGCCGAATCCATTTTTGACTTTGCGGTCAACGCCGGGGTGCGCACTGCCGTGAAGCTGGCTCAGATCGTATCCGGGGCAACCCCGGACGGGATCGCGGGGCCCAAGACCATCCTGGCAATAAACGCGCTGGGGTCTGACGAATTTGTCACGAAGTATGCTCTTGCCAAGATTGCCCGGTATGCCGGGATCTGCGATCGCGACCCGGATCAGAAAAAATTTCTGCTCGGCTGGATCAATCGGACGCTGGACGGGGTGGCCGCATGAACTGGATAGCTGACGGGATCTCCGGGATCATCTCCGGTGTCGGCGGGATCATCGACGACCTGGTGACCACGGATGAGGAGCGTCTAAAGATCGCCCTGCAGGACAGGCAGATCGAGGCCGAGCTCATGCGCGAACAGACCAGGACCAACCAGGCCGAGGCCAGGCACTCGTCCATTTTCGTTGCGGGCTGGCGGCCGTTCATCGGCTGGGTCGGCGGCCTTGGGCTCGCATATCAGTTTATCGGCTATCCCTTGTTGAACTGGGCATGGATCTTTTTCCTGGCGCAGGGCTGGATCCCGACCGGGATCAGCTCCCCGCCCGTACTGGAGTTCGGTGAGCTCATGCCGCTTATCCTGGGCATGCTGGGCGTGGGAACCATGCGCTCCTATGACAAGACCAGGCATGTCGATACAAAGAGGATGAAATAATGCCGCACAACGAAGTCATCTCCGCAGACGTGGATGCCATGTTTGCCGAAATCGGCGAGGATGCCACCTACAACGGAGATCCCATCCGGTTGGTGCCGGGTCGATCCTCCCTGATCACGGAAGGGTCCATGCGCAAGTGGGTTCGTTCTTTTGTGATCCGGGTTTCCGACGTCCCCGAACCCAACCCGGGGGACACCATTGACTACGACGATGCGTCCTGGACCGTGGGCGATCCCGGCGGGGAACCTGTTACCGGCGGGCAGGTTGCGTGGACCGTGCAGGCGGTCAAGCAGAGGAGGCCGACGTTCCGTGGATGATCTTATGCGCATCAAGCTCTCCGGCCTGGCCCAGGTTGCAAGCCATTTGAAGGCCCTGCCGTCAGACGTGGCCCACGCCAACAAGTCGGGCCTCAAGTCGGTGGGGTGGTGGCTCTCCCGGGAGATGCGCAACCACATCGAGTACGGCGGCTCCGGGTGGGCTCCTCTTTCGCCCCTGACCAAAAAGTTCAAGCGGGCCAACGGGCGGCGGAAATGGAGCCGCAGGCAGGCGCCTGTGTCGCCCCTGTTCTACCTGGGGAAATTCTGCCGGTACAACCTGGATGACAAGGGCGAGACCGTGCAGATCTTCATGGGCAAGACACGCAAGGGCAAGCCCGGCAAGGCGGATAAGTGGCTGCAGGCCGTGGCCAAGCGTACCGAGTACGGCAAGCGGATCCCGGTGACCAAGAAGATGCGCAGGGCGGTTGCGGCCACGCGCTCCGGCCGCAGGAAAAACGCGGTCATGGGTGAGGAGTGGTTTGCCATCAGCGGTTCGACCACGACCATCGACTATCCCAAGCGGCCCATTGTCGCCCCGGTGTTCAAAAAGAACAAAAACAGAATCCCGGATTTTTTCCGGCAGAAATTTTCCGCGTCCCTGGGGCGCAGGCTCCAGAAGCGAGGACTCGTATGATCGCCGAAATTATTGAAAAGATAAAAGCCGCAACCATCACCGATCAGGAACTCATTGCCTGGACCACGGAGATTTACGGCAAACCGCCCACCTTTGTCGTCGGCGTGAACGAGGACGATCCGCCCGACCTGGACGATTATCCGATCATCGCCTTTGTGGGTACGGAAACGGGTAGATCCACCGGGGACAAGGATTTCACGCTCGTCATGTATTTCGGCCTGGGGCTCAACGATCCGGAAACAAATACCCAAACCGGGACCAAGTATATGGGGTCAACCCGTATCGAGACGTTTCGGGAGCTGTTCGAGGACGCGGTTTTCGGCTGCAAGATTCCCGGCAAGACAGCCGTGCAGGGAGAGTCCGGCGACAGCCCGCATCCCCTGTATGTCGCCTACGTCACCATAACCATCAACGCCCCCAAGTCCTACATGGCCGCAATGGGCGCAAAACACGCATAGGAGAAATCATGCCTGTCTCCCCAAGCACTGAAAACTATCTCTACGGCAAAGGCGAAATCCTGTTCAAACCCACTGGCGAAACCGGCTACATGCACCTCGGGAACTGCCCGGCCTTTGCGCTGAATGTCGAATTTGAAAAGGCCGAACACTATTCATCCATGGCCGGGACAAAAGAAAAAGACCTGTCGAAGGTCATTCAGAAGACGGTCAAGAGTTCCATTACCATGGAAGAGCTGTCTGTTCAAAACATGAACTTGGTCCTGATGGGCGGCACCGTTGCAGAGACAAGCCAGACCGAATCGGAAATTGATGGACTTGAGGTAACAGTGGCCACTGATCGGTTTGTACCCATCTCCGACGGGAAGCTCAGGCTATCCGATGTGATCGTTGCTGATGCGGCGACAACCCCCACCACAACCTATACAGAGGGCGTGGACTATATCCTCAACAGGGAGGCCGGGCTTATCATGGCCTTGTCCTCCGGGTCCATCACCACGTCCTGCTTTGTTACGGCGACGGTTAATGCAGTCACGAAATCGACGCTCTCCCCCTTGTCGCAGTCCTCTGTGAGCGGAGAACTCTATTTTGTTGGCAATCCCGATCTCGGACCCCATTGGCAGGTCAGGGGGTGGAAGGTGGAGCTTTCCCTGTCCGGCGAGATTCCGTTCATCTCCGACGACATCGCCCAGATCACCGTGGAAGCCGAATTCCAGGCGGACAGGGCCAATCATTCTGACGCCCCGTTTTTCGAGGCCGTCAATGTGGCGTAAAGGCGGTTTTAGGTTTTAGTTAGATACAAGACATGCCTTGTATCTACATGAACGAATCAACGGGAGGGGTGTATGAGGAAACGCGAAACCATCAAAATTGATGACAAGGAGATCACGGTCAAGGAGCTGACCGTGCGGGAGATTCTGGATGTGATCAACGGGCTGTCCGAGGCCGGGGATATCAAGGAGACGTTGCTAGGGGACCTGCCCAAGCTGACAGATGCCACGTACGATGACCTGGTGGCCATGGCCCCGTCTGACCTGGAAACCCTGGTGGAAGCTGCAAGGCGGGTGAACGCGAGTTTTTTCAAGGTCGCCCGGAAAGCCGGGCTGAACAAGGTTGTGGAGCAGGTACTGGAGACCTTCAAGAACGACTTCCTGCTCTTGTTTGCGAGCAGATCGAACGCGGACACCGCGGGGTGATGGACTACGGGTGGTCGTTTTTTCTGACCAGCCTCGAGGTGTCGGCGCGGATGGAGCACGAGCGCATAAAGGAGCTGGCAACAGCCGTGCGGGTAGGATCGACCGCCAACAAACAGCAATGGGAAAGGTTTCTCCGTGGGAATGCGTAAGAACAGTGTCGAGATTACCGTCTCGCTCAAGGACGTGGTCACCAAGGGGCTCAAGTCTGTCCAGAGTTCGCTGAGTTCGTTTCGCAAGAACGTGCTGAACCTGAAGACGGCCATCGCGGGTGTCGGTCTCGGGATGCTGGCGACCGATGCCGTGAAAACCGCGTCATCGTTCGAGCAGCTGGAGACCAAGCTGGACGCGCTCACCAAGGGCAAGGGCAAAGAAACCCTTACTGAAATTAACGAGTGGGCGCTCGATATGCCGGTCAATACGCAGAAGGCGGTTGACGCATTCACCATGATGCAGGCCATGGGCCTGGATCCGACCATCGAAAAGATGGAGACATTGGTGGATGCGTCAACCGTTTTTGGCGAGGACACCATGCCCCGCGTGGCCCGGGCACTGGGTCAGATGCAGACCCTGGGCAAGCTGTCTGCCGAAGAGCTGAACCAGATGGCCGAGGCAGGAATCAACGCCCGGAAGTACCTGGCCGAGGCATTCGGCATGACCGTGGAGGAGATCCAGAAATCCGAGATCGCCATCGAGGATGTTGTCCAGGCGATCTGGGACGGGTTGGACCGTGATTTCGGCGGTGCGGCCGCCAGCGCCCAGACAAAGTGGCAGGCCATGGTCTCGACCATGATGTCGTACTGGACCGAGTTCCAGCGGCTGGTCATGGAGTCAGGGTTGTTCAACTATATCAAGGCCGTGTTCAAGACGTTGCTGGATCGCGTCCAGGAACTCAAAAACAACGGGCAGCTGCAGGAGTGGGCCAGGTCGGTGTCCGATGCCGTGATAGATTCGTTCGAGCGCATGCTGCTGGGGGTTGCCGGGTTTGTGGACGCGGTCCGTCCCATGATCGACAGGATCGGATCGGTTGCCGGTGACCTCTATGACGGGTTCAAGAAGCTGCCAGGATGGATTCAGGAGGTCGGCATCCTCGCGGCCATTGTTGGCGGCAAAAAAGGTGCTGCCGTGTTGGCCGCCTTGTCGTCTGTAGCCGGGGAGATCAGCGTCCAGGCTGCCGGGCTGCGGGCTGCCAGAGCCGGGCTCATCGGGTGGGGGGACATCGTTTTTTCCACCAACTCCGAGCTGAAGGAGCTCCTGAAAAACAAGGGGTTGCTGGAGAAGTCGGAAGATGGATCAACATCCGCCAAAGGTCCGATCGTCGCACCCGGCAGCAACGGACGGTATGCGGTCATACGGCCCGATGAATCGGCCACAGACCCCGAGTCGGCCACACATGCCGCACAAACATGGATTGCAAAATTTCGGGAGACCCTGGCCAATGCAGCTCCGGCGGTGCAAAAGACGACAAAGGATGTGATGTCCAGCGTGCAGCAGGCCGCTGTCCAGACTTTGGGCAAGGTCTCGCTTTCGTCGTTGGCCCAGGCCGAGCTGACCAAGTTCCAGGCACTGCAGCAGACACGGGCTACCGAGCTGGAAAAGGCGCTGGACGGCAACGCCGTATCTCTTGCCGAGTATTACGACCGCAAAAAGGCCATGGCCGAGGAGTCGAGCGAGGCCGAAATCGAGGCCATCCGCGCAAAGTACGGTGCCGAGATCCAGGCCATCGAGGACCAGCTGGAACACGAAAGCGATCTGGCCGTGGCCAAGAAGCTGCGCAACAGTCTTGCGGAAAAAGAGCTGGAGCTGACCACGGAGCTGTACGTCAAGGAACAGGCCCTTGCCCGGGACCTGCTCGATATCGAGACCAAGAGGGCCGAGGCCCTGGAGAAAAACAACCAGGTCAAGAGCGACCTGTTGAGCGACCTCAAAGAGCGGGCCGAGGGCGAACAGAGCACCGAGGACAGGTTTGCCGGTGAGCTGGAAGCCCTGGCATCCAAGCACGAGAAAGAGCTCTCGCTGATGGAGGAACACGGAGCATCCAAAAAAGAGCTTTTGGAAGCCCAGGCGCTACAAGAACAAGAGATCGAGAACAGAAAGGCCGAACATCAAAAGGCGATATACGACCAACGAATAACCTGGGCTAAAGACTTTGTGGGGGGCATGGCCGACTCGATGCAGGCCTTATATGCCTCTGGGCTCGCCCAAAGCGAATCCATGTTTCAGGTCTACAAGGCCTTTGCAATCGCACAGGCCGTGATTGCTACTTATGAAAGCGCACAGAAGGCCTATAATTCTATGGCCTCGATCCCCTACGTTGGCCCTGCGCTCGGTGCGGCGGCGGCTGGTGTGGCTATCGCATCCGGTATGGCGAGAGTGGCCGCGATCAAGTCTTCACAGCCAAAAGGTTACGCCTACGGCGGCCTGATAGGTGGTCCAGACGAGGGAAATCGGGCGGACAATGTGACTATCCGGGCGACTCCGGGTGAATACATGATGGATCGGCCTACCGTAAGGCACTATGGCGTCCGTGTCATGGAGGCATTGAGACAGCGTTTGATACCCAGAGACCTACTCTCGGGCGTCCAGTTGCCCGTTATGCGCCCTGCTTACGCTGGCCCGGGGTTCGCATACGGTGGACAGATAGGACGTCAAAATACCCCCTCTCCGGCCCCACAGCAGACCACTATCGTCAACCTTACCGACAAGTCCGAACTGGATCGTTATCTGGCGTCGGTCGAAGGGCAAAACGCGATTATGAATATCATTTCGTCCAAGAGGCGATCTGTTAAGAGGCTTGTCAATGATCGCGCATGAAATTTTACCTTTCAAAGCCGATTGGCGATCTGACATAAAACTTGAGTTGCGTTGGAGTACGGTCGTCAATCAAGCCATTACAGGGGCGGAAAAGCGTTCCGGTCACTGGCAGTATCCGCACCGGGCGTTTGATTATCGCATGGTGGCAAGGTCGGGGGCAGAGGCAACGGCCATCAGAAGTCGGTTGTATTCATCTGCTGGACGGATCTTTGGGGTGCCCTACTGGCCCGACGCGGTTGCCCTTACGACGAGCGCCTCTGTGGGGGCCACGGAGTTACGCTTCACGAATCCTGGGGATCTCCACTTTGCAAGCGATCTGCCTGCAATCCTCATTCACGATCATGCCTATGAGTATGTTATCCCTTCGGGCATCGGGGGCGGGTATATCAACACGTCCACTGCTCTACAAAACGATTGGCCCGTAGGAGCGACATTGTGTCCGCTATTTCAGGGGATTGTCGATGGTAACTCTGTCACTGTATCGGCAGAAACCGGAGAAAGTGCCGAGGTGTCCCTGCGTCTGGTCGAAGATAACCGGGAGCGATTGCCTGATAACAATCAGGATTTTTCGGTTTTCCCTGAATACAAGGGGCTTACGGTTTTCACAGCCCCGCATAATTGGCAGTCCCGGTTCAAAGATCAGACCGAGATCGTGAATGATGTGTTTGTCTCTCTGGGTGGGTATAGAGAGACGATTCGACCTATGTCTGAGCCGAGAAAGATTTTGCAGATGTCCGCTACGTTTTTTTCTCGGGATGACATTGCCTCGTTGGTCAGTTTTTTCTGCAACCACAAAGGACGGCTTTATCCGTTCTGGTATCCCTCCCCGTATGCCGACATCATCTTGGATGGCCCGTATATGTCGGGGGCAAGTAGTTTGCGTGTGCAGGGCAAAGATGCTTATCGGCTGTTCGGGGATGGGTACAACCACATGGGTCGGTACCTCTTTTTCGCTTTTCCGGACGGCTCTACCGCTTGTCGGGAGGTTGTAGGATGGGAGAGCGGTGGACTGGTGATGAACCTGGATGTGCCTTTGGAAACTGCGTGGGATTATCGTACCACGCGGGTGTCCTACTTACACTTGGCTAGGTTTGACAAAGACGTGCTTGGACTGAACTACACGACCTCGCAAATAGCAGACTTGCAGGTGTCTATCTCTACGTTACCACAGACGGAGGTTCCGAATTGAGAACCGTGACAGATGATTTTATTGTAGCAGAAAAAGCCGAATCTCTGGCCCCTGTCGAACTATTCCATATATGGGAAGCGGCAGGGGCTGTCGATGATCTGCACTGGTATTATACGTCAGGGGATGCTCCTATTTCGCATGAAGGAAACACTTACGAGCCGGTAGCCATAGAGAGGTCGAGCTTGTCTTATGACTCGGAACTTGAGGTCACTACGATGACTGTTACCGTGGGGGCCTTGCGGGACGAGATGCGCGATTACCTTGTTCAGAACCCTATGGCGCAGACGTGGGTCAGCGTTCTGCGTGTTCACCGGGGGGCGGGCGATACGTCCGTGGTTTTCATTGGACAGGTTCGGGGCCTGTCCTTTCAGGGGGCGGCGGCTGAGGCGGAATGTGTTGGGTTTGAGCATTTCCTGAAGATGAAAATACCGACGATATATTTTCAACCCTCTTGCAACAATATCATTTTTGATAACCGGTGCGGGTTGAACAAAAATAACTATGCTGTAACGACCACTGCAACCGGTGACGGGAAGGGACTTTCCGCCGAAGCCTTCGGGAGCAAGCCGGATGGTTTTTTCAATTATGGCTGGATGGAGTATGGGCGGCAGAAGCGGATGGTTGTTTCACACAACGGAACAGGTATTTTATTACAGTATCCGTTCACGGATTGGGAAAATGGGAGCACGGTCACTGTATATGCTGGATGCGACCAGCGAATAACAACCTGTCGAGATCGTTTTAATAATGTCAAAAATTTTTACGGGACGCCTTACGTTCCGATTGAAAACCCGAGCACGGCAATGTCATGAGCAAATACTTTTTTACTGATGAAAATCTCAATACGCTTGAAGCCGAGATGCGATCATGGCTTGGGACACCATACCGTCACCGCAGCTCGTGCAAAGGACTTGGTGCAGACTGTATCGGCTTTGTGGTGGGCGTCCTTACGAATGTCGGCTATAAAAAGCGTTGGAAAATGCCGCATTATCCGAAAGATTGGCATTTGCACAATGTTGAATCGATCCTGTTGCGTGAAATAAAGTCGCAAATGGCGCATGAGATGGTTCCTATTACGGAGCCGCGCAGGGATGGTGATATTGTACTGTTTCATTTTGGCAAGACCGTTTCTCATGCTGGTATAGTGATGGGGGACAATCTTTATCACTCCGTGATTGGAACCGGCGTAGAGAGTTTTTTAGCGAATGATCCCACCTGGGCCAGTCGTGCCCGGTACAACGTAAGGTTGAAAAAATGGCAACAGTAGCAATCGTTATCGGGTGTGTGGCTGTGGGGGCTCTTGTCGCCACAGCCATGTTTTCCGCCACAACACCTGATGCTGGATCACAAAAGCCGCAAGATATTGAGTTTCCTACGAACAAATACGGAATCCCGATTCCCGAGGTTTTGGGCACGGTGAAGATCGCCGGGAACTATATCTACGCTGGCGGCCGTCGGTCTGTTCCCATCAAGAGCAAAAGCAGCGGCGGAAAGGGCGGCGGAGGCGGCGGCGGGTCCACAGTCGTTGGATACAAATATTATGCGACTTTTGCCCTTGGGTTTTGTACGGGTCCGGTGGATGCCGTTTACACAATCATGCAGGATGACAAGTTGCAATGGAAAGGCACTCTTAATCGAAATGCAGAAGGATATGCGACCGTCCAGACAAAAGACATGGGGGCAGTGACAATCTATTTTGGCACGGAAAACCAGCCTCGATGTGGTGCCCTTGATGCCAAGGTCGGCCAGAAATTGAATCCGAACTACAGGGGCCTTTGCTGGGCCTTCTTTAATGACGCATACATCGGAGAGTCGCCACGGGTGCCTAATATCCACTTTGTCCTCCGCAGGACCCCCGGTTACAGTTTTTCTGGCGGCAATGTGCTTTCCGTGTACGACTACAATCCGGCTCATGCAATTTGGCATATATTGACGGAGATGACCGGGCTCCCTGCGTCCTGGCTTAACGCGGCGTCATTTGCGGCGGCGGCCGAGACCCTGGCTGGGGAGGATCGCGGTATCAGCATGGTGATGCGTGATCAGAAAACCGCTCTTGATTATATAGACAACGTGCTGTCCCACGTCTTGGGGATGCTCCGGTTCAATACCGACGGGACGTTTCATCTTGATCTTGCTCGGGCGGATTACGTCAAAGACGACCTCCCGGTGATCGATGAGTCCATGTGTGCGGATCTTCCGGCGATAAAACGGTCAAGTTGGATTGAGACGACGAACTCTATCAAGGCGGAATACAACGAGAGAATTTATTTAGGGAAAGCCATTCGACCTACTGTCTTGTATGTGTGCTTTATCGATGAAGCTGAAGGCACGTATTATACCGCCGGTGGGACGCTACATGAGCGTGCTCATATCGCAACACAGGCTTATTTGACAGATGTTGTGAATGCGGAAAACTATATCCGTGAACTGCGAAGATTTGCGAATTACAACGGTGTCATTTTCAATGTCGATATTGCCGGTACGTCATTTAACTACAACATGGATGCCTACCTGGGTAATTATATTTATCCGGGTTTTCACTACAAGTTTAGTCCATTGCCAAGCTATAGCTGGCCCGCATTTGTCGGGAATCAGGTTTCACTTCCTCGGCATTTTTGCCTTACGGACGTACATGCCAAACAGGTTGACAGCAAGATTCGACATAGCTTTGAGGATATAGTTCCAAGCAATTTGGACCCCTGGGCACCCGAAAATTATGTCATTGTCAGGGTCGATAACTCTGGATCGATGACGACATCTACGATGTGCGGAATGTACGAAGAGTTTATTCATTGGGCAAAGGGCAAATATCCCCAATTCACATTCCTGACACACGAAGATGCAAAGAGCAATGAGCGTTGGTTGCAATGGATGGTAGAAGACATCAATCCTGTTGTTGCCCCTCCCGCCCCATCGTACAGGAATGGAATGAGCAATCCTACCTCGGTCAACATTGCTAATCAGAAAATCCAGGGACGGGTGGAAAGTGAGACATTGGACCTCGGGTTATTTACGAAGAACAGCAATGCTTTATGGGCAACCCGGGAAGCATTGCGAAAAAAATCTTTTCCCACTGCCACTTTGACTGTCAAGCTGAACCGAGATGCCTTCCAGCTACAGCCCGGTGATGT